TACTTAACCTCACAACTCAGAAGTCGATTTATGTACATCTATCCGTCTGAGTGGGATGTTGCTCTATTCTTACCACTGGAAAGATTCCAGGGAGCATCGAAAACTCAAGTCTGGGCAGACTCCAGAAAAAACATAGGATAACAACATGTCATTCAATATCAACGAATTCTCAGCACAAATCAATAAGCACGGGTTGGCTCAAAACAATCTGTTTCTTGTTCGTATCATACCCCCACCTGGATTCACAGGAATAGCAGATGGTGCAGAAGATAACTCAGTGAGTCTTAATCTAGCAAAAGAGTTAGAGTTTTTTTGTAGAACTGTGACTTTGCCTGAACTAGACGTTCAGACTGTTGATATACAGACACAAGCATTTGGAGCGATTACACGAAGACCACAGTCAATGGCATTTCCCGTTTTACCTACAGTATTTATGGTAGACAGCAATTTTGCAGTGTTGAAGTTCTTTCACAGATGGATGCAAAAGATAATCAATTACGATACGTCTGCTGGTCCAATCTCTGCTGTAGATGGACAACTACCTTTTGAGATGGGCTATAAATCTGATTATGCTACCACTATAGAGGTAATAGTATACTCATTTCAGTCAGAAAGTATCACATACAAATATACGATGTCAGGTGCATATCCTGTTCAAGTAGGCAATATTACAGAAGCATGGGAATCGAGTGGCGAACTTATCACTCTGCCCGTAGGATTTACATATGATGAACTCAAAGTTAGTGGAGCTAAAACTGGTAACGTCATCGAAGGAGCGGGTGGAGCAAATGGACTACTCTCTTATCTATCATCTATAAATACATTTACACAAGCGATTCGAGGTTTGAAGAGACCCAGAAACATTCAAGACGCTATTAATCAGGTATCGAATGTCTCTACAATTTTGAAATCATTTTAATTATTACTATACAATAGGAGTATAACATGGCACTACCAAAAATTGATCAACCATTATTTGAACTTGAGATTCCGTCTACTAGCAAAAAGGCGAAGTACAGACCCTTTACAGTCAAAGAAGAGAAAATTCTTATGATTGCACAAGAGTCGAAGGACATGGATCAGATCATCTTATCAATCAAACAAGTAATCAATAACTGCATGCCCGATGTGGATGTGGATACATTATCGGTGTTTGATTTAGAATACATTATTTTAAACATTAGAGCAAAATCAGTCAATAATGAGATTTCTTTTGCGTTCGAAGATGAAGAAACTGGAGAGAAAGTCGAAACAGTCATCGATATAAACGATGTCAAAGTTCAGTTTAATGATGAACACAGTAAAAAGATTGATATCAATGACCAGTATTACATGATGATGCGATACCCTAGCTTAGAAGAGGTTAGACAGATGCAAGCAGTAGAAGAAGGATCAACTGAGCAGATGTTCGCTACAATGATTTCTTGTATTGACACATTAGTAGATGAATCTTCAGATGAGGTATTTAAGTTATCAGACTTTTCTTCCGAAGAAGTTTCAGACTTTGTAGACGGGTTTACTAGTTCAGTAGTAGAAGATATTCAAAAGTTCTACGTAACTATGCCTAAACTAAGACATACAATTGATTATAAAAACAGCAAAGGTAACGCAAATCAATTCGTAGTGGAGGGTATGGACTCTTTTTTTACATAATGTTGAGCCATAATAATCTTATGGCATACTACAAAAACGTCTTTTCGCTGGCTCAACATCATAAATATAGTATAGGGGATATAGAAAACTTAATGCCCTATGAACGTGACTTGTATATGGATATGTTAATTGAATTTATAGAATCAACAAAACAATAGACATAGCTAGGAGCAAACATGGCGAAGAAATTACAAAACGGTTCTAAATTAGAGTCAGCAGACATGGACGGAGATGGCATCATCACTGATGCTGAATTAGATATGCAAGAACGTATGATTATGCTTGAGAATGAAGATAAGAAGCAGGATGCACAACGAAACATGGCATGGTTTGCCTTGTTCGGTATGCTGTTATACCCCTTTGCTGTGGTAATTGCATCACTAGTAGGACTTGATAATGCTGGTAAAATTTTAGGCGACATTGCGCCCACATACTTTGTATCAGTTGCGGCTATTGTAGCGGCATTCTATGCAAAAGAAGCTATTGGTAAATAAGGTAAAGTAAGATGGCTAGGAAACCACAAGTAGTAAATCTATCCCAAGAGACACTGGATCAAATTACTCCAGCGTTACACTCTATGCGTGATTCTCTTAAAAATCAAACTAGATTACTTACAGATACCTTTAACTTACAGACTAATGAACTCAGAGCGGCAGAGAGACGAAGAAATCTTGCACAATCACAAGCAGACGGTCAAGCGGCAGCCTTAGCGGCTGCGGCTGCCACCCCTGCTAGACCAGCTGCCGCCGGTGGCACTGGTGGCGGTGGTATTAAAGGATTAGGAATAGCTGGTCTTGCAGGTTTAGGCGGTCTTGCTATGGGAGCAATGAAGGGTGTTGGAGGTCTTGCATTACTTGGAGTAGCAATACCTACATTCTTTGGTGGTTTACTGGCTGGATCTGAAACATTAGGTTGGATGCAAGAAACTAAAGGAATGGACTTTGATGGGTTGAAGACTGCGGCATTAGGATTTAGTGAAGTTATTAAAGTTATGGATCCTAAAGCGTTTGTTGCATTGGGTGCTATCACTGCAATAGGAGCAATCGGAGGCACTAAAGGTGCTATCGGGTTAGGCACAATGGGCTTTGCTATTAGTGCTTTTCTTGGTGGCCTATTAGCAGGCGATCTTATATTCTCAGGAGTCACAGCATTAGGTGGATCATTAGACTTTGGAGCCATAGGTAAAGCAGTTACAGGTGTCGGGACTATATTTAATGGTCTAGATACGAAAGGACTGGTAGTATTAGGTACACTCTTAGGAGGTGCAACATTAGCGTCTGCGTTTGGCGGAGGTAAATCAGCGGCTAAAGGACTCGCATTTATGGGTCTTGCTATTAGCGGATTCTTAGGTGGGCTATTAGCAGGTGATCTTCTATTTGCAGGTGCGAGTGCCCTTGGAGTAAGTTTAGACTTTAATAACGTAAAGACTATGCTCACTGGTTTCTCTTCAGCTATAGGAGCATTGACTCTTCCTGCTGTAGCCGCACTAGGAGCCCTGATGGCAGGTGGTGCGATTGTTGGATATTCTCCACTTAAAGCAAAATCACTAGCTAAAGGTCTATTTGCGATTAGTGCAGGAATGGTAGCATTAATGGCAGGGTTTGCCGCTACTGATCTTGTTGGAGCAGGTGCTTTAGCGTTAGGCGCAAATGCTGATTTCGGTAATGTTCAGAAGTTGATGACTGGATTCTCTGCGGCTGTTGGATCACTAGACACTAAATCTGTTGCTACACTAGGCACACTTTTAGCCGCAGGTGGTGCATTAGGCGCAATAACAACTAATAAAATGAAAGCTAAGTTCGTTTTAGGAGCTGGAGCTTTAGCCGCATCGATTGTAGCATTCATGGGTGCATTTGCTGTAGGAGATGCAGGTGTTGCCGCATTAGGAGCAGATGGTTCATCAATTGCTACACTAGTTAGCAATTTTGGAATAGCGATTGACTCTCTCAGCGACTCATCAATTAAAACTCTAGGCACACTAATCGGTGTAGGTGGAGTTTTAGGAGCAGTAACAGCCGCAACAGGTGGAGCAGGCGCCGCAGTGTTTGCAGGCATACCAGCTTTAGGTGCATCTATAGCGGGATTCTTTTTAGCGTTTGAAGGAATCGCCGCTCTCGGTAGTCTGTTAGGAGGAAACGGAGAAAATACAAAAACTCTGTTAACAAATTTTGGTGACGGAATTGGGGCACTTACTGGCTTAGATATGACCAACGCTGAAAATGTTGGATCAGGCTTAGTATCTCTAGCCGCAGGTATGACAGCATTCTTTGCCGCTAACGCAATCGGAGGAGTAGTTGATTTCTTTGGAGGAGTCAAAGCGGCATTCAAAAATTCTTGGAACTGGTTATGGGGAACTGAATCTGATACAAAAAGTCCGTTTCAAGGAATGCTTGATGCTCTAGAACCACTTAAGAGTTTAGACGATGCCATTATAACTAAGATGGATAGATTTGGGATTGCAATTGATAATTTTGTCAGTAGTTTTGAAGGATTAAAGAACGTTGATGCTTCTGCTGGATCAGCATCTCTAGGAAAACTTATCGCAGACATCGGAGCTGTCCTAGCAATGATGGACAGTCTCATGAAAGGCGGTACATACGACACTGGTACTGGTCCAGCGTTTAGATTATTCGGTAATAAAAGAGGACTCATAGACTTTGGTCCTGGTTTAGATAGTTTAGACGAACCTACTTTGTCTAGATTGACAAATGGAGTTGATGGTTTGCGTAACGCACTTGGCAGAAGTCAAGTAACAGATCAACAAGCTACGACAGATAGGGTTAACTCAGATCGTGCTTCTAGTGCTAACATAGCAGTCAACAGTGCTCCTGTTACTATCAATAAAGGCGGTAGTACAAAACATACTCAAGTATTCGCCAATTCAAAGGTATCGGCTCAGATGTCTTGGGCTGGTGGCTTCTAATTAGAAGTCTAACCATGACATGGGCTTCTAATTAAGAACTCAATACCCAAATAAAAAAGGCGACTCACATCTCTGCAAGCCGCCTTAGTCGCTTCAGACTTTAACTAATAAATTAGCTATTATCCTCTGCTAGGCTCTTGAAGAAATCAAGTGACTCATCGTCACCAGTATCACTCGCAAGAGTTGGGGATGGAGCCGCTACAGGTTCTGGAGCTGAACGCTCTTTGAAACTCGGAGTGAACCCCATACCCGTATTGTCGTCCTCAGCAGTGACCTTGGGTGCGTGTGTACTGCCATCAAGACCTAGAACCTTATACAGTTTTGCTTTCAGTTCATCATAAGACTTGAAGTTTTTAGGATCAACAATATCTGAAAGGGAATGTTGCTTGCTCCAAGTATCTTCAAGCACCTCATCTGATAACTCAGCACCGTCTGCACCAGACAGAACGCTTACGCTATCAAACTCAGACTTATCGTAGTTACGATAACCTTCTACTTGACGAATTTTTAGTTTGAAGTCAGCACCTTCCCAAAAGTCAAATGGGTTGATTGGATCTTCATCTTGAAACTGAGGATTCATAGCATCGTTCAGTTTGTCGAAGATTTTCTTACCAAACTTATAAAGATATACTTGACCTTCACGTGAAGGGTTAGCGGCATCTTTCACAACATAGATGTTTGCAATGTAGTTCAGCCTACGCTTCTGCTTACGTGCAGTCTCTTTGTCTTCATCGTGACCAGAATTCCACAGCTTTGAGTTATACTCAGATACTGGATCATCTTGGCTAAGAGTGGTGAGAGAGTTTTCGATATACCAGCCACCTGGTCCTTGGAATCCGTGATCCCACATTCTTACGAATGGCATATCTTCACCTTGCGGTGCGGGTAAAAAACGAATAACGGCATAGCCATTACCTGCTTTATCTACTTCAGGTTTCCAGAAGCGATCATCGCCTTTGTTACCTGTTGAGTTCATCTTCTGGAGTTGAGAATTCAACTTGTCGAATGATGATGTACGTGCCTTCTTAAGGGCTGAGAATGATGTTGTCATGTTTGCTTACTCCTGTGTATAGCGGTTTATATTACGATTTTATCGTTTTGTTTGTCTAGTATACTAGACTGCGTTGTATTTGTCAACACATATTTTACGCATTTTCGCTTTATCATAATTTAAAAACGGTCCATATTTGTTAACAATCTTATTTATACTCGGGTAAACTATCGTATCATTGATAGATTTATCCCAGTACTTGAAGCATCCTGTCAAGTCACTTAATATGACTAGAGTTTCGATGCTGATGCGCTTCATGTTAAAGAGTGACAATACACGAGGATACTGTCCATCTTCAACAACGAAGTTAGCATTAAAGTCTTCGTTCAATTCGTCTAGTTCATTACTAAACACATATCCCAAAGACTGTTGACGTTTCGACCATTCCGTGAAAGTTTCATTTGCGGTCTGACTGTCAACTAGATCACCAACCCAAACGTCTGGATTGTTGACCATGTTAGCTAGTAAAAAGTCTTTATAGTCCTTTCGCTTTGCTAACTTAAAGAAGAAAAACTTATCCTTACGATTTTCAAATGCATCGATTCTGGCGTTAACCTTACCGTTGTATTTGAAGTAATCATAGTTCGAACTAAAGTGCCGCTTTAAAGCAAGATAGCATATGTAAACGTCAAATGCGTCTTGTGTGCTATACAAGCTTTTTGTCATACCGGCAACCTAGTCAGCTTCTCTACCATATTTAGTTCTTCGGCTTCTTTATATATCTTTGCCTTCAGAACAGGTGATCGCCTAATAATTTCGCCGACCACTTCTACTTCTAGTCCATACTTCTCTGCGTAATATATCACTGCATCGATGTAAGGCACTCCTTTAGAAATATTCTCTGCAATCTCTTTCATGATTGTTTCAGAGTTTAGTTCTTTTATAAGCCCAATGTTTTTGTTATCTGCGATTTTTTATGCTCCCTGCCCATCAAATAGGCTACTTGAAATATGTAAGCTTCACGCTTACTATCATTAATATAAGATTCTCCACCAAGAGAAACGTTTCCAGTATCACTATCAATTACGACATTATACAAATCATCTTCAACATAAGAAATTTTAGCCATTGAGTACCTTAATACCTAAAGCCCAGTTCTCAGCGGCATCTTCTACATAAGAAACATGCTTGTCTTCAAACATTTCTGTC